CGCCGCTGTAGAAGGCAAAACGCACCCCGTTGAGGTGCGCGTTTGACACGTACTTTTTAAATCCGGGAACCGATGCGCACATCGCCCTGAGCATTTCCCGCATGTCAGCAACGTGGAACTGATGAACCTTGCCAAACTTTTTAGCCAGGCCGCCAGAGAGCGTTATTTTCTTAAGCATCAAATAAATCCTTATGCCGCACGATACGCACGGTGCGATCGCGGTAATATTTGCCGTAGGGAACGCGCGCGGATAGGTTGCCGAATCCGTGATGCAGCATGATATTGTCACCAAGATAAACGGCGGCGTGGTTTGTCACGGGAGCCTGTACGCGCATCATGATGACGTCCCCAGGCTTCATGGATGCCGGATCAACTTCGGTAAACCCTTCACCCTGCCAGTTGTCGTCATAGCGGCTTTCTTTGCCATCAAGCCACCACTCGTAATCGACCGACCAGTTCCCCAGCGTGATGCCATGCGTCTGCTGAAAGTAATCCATCACGAGCGTCCAGCAGTCGGCGTGACCGAGTACCCACTGCCGACCCGCCAGTTCTCTTTCACCGCGCGGCGATATGGTGCAGAAGTCACCCTCCGGCCAGGACATGATCCCCCACTCAACGCCGGAGTGATCGCACTGGATGCGGTCCATTTCCGAGGGGATGAGCTGCACAACATCCGGGTGAGAGTGAATAATCATCAGCACGTCGCCCTGCGCTTCCGCTGCCTGCAGGTCATCGTCAGCCATCGTGAAGCTTTCGGTTGGCGTATCTGAAATATTGCGGCAGCGAACATACTCCTGAGCACGGCCAATCTGCACAATGACCCCGCAGGCCTCGCGCGGATATTCCGCCTCTACGTGCTCACGTATGGCGTTCATGATTTTTTTACGCATAATTATTTGCCCTGCAGGTTTGCCGCCGGAAACCCGCCAAAGGAAAGCGCATTCTCTGCGCCAAAGCGAAGACGGCAGTCACTCAGCTTGCCGCCGCAGACATCAAGTCCGGGGTTGTCAGTTGGCGTGCCGTCTTTGAGAAAATATTTATTACCGGCGTAATCGCAGCCGGTGCCGGTTCGGTACCAGCCGCGCATGCACCAGGTGCAGACCGGCGTGATTTGCCGGGATGGTAATTGCAGGCTCTGAACGTCGAACGGTGAGCACAGCTCAAAGTCAACCTGCGCGCGCGTTTCCTGACTTTTGGCATTCACATAGAAAAGCTGCACGCGTTCATCGCTGGGGCTGGCGTTAGGATTGCCAGCGGTCCAGTTTGCTGCGTCCAGATATTTAGCGAGCGTAGTGTGAATCTTCACCTTCGCTTTAACCAAATCCTCAAACTGGAGGCACAGCGCCGTGACGTAGTTCCCCACGTTACCAACGGAAAGCGTCGGTGTAGGCTGCGAGCCGGTGCTAGACAGCTCCATGCCTTTAAGCTCGTAGGGATAGGGATCGTACTGGTTGCCCTGCCAGATGATGGCGGGGAGGTTTTCCGCAGCAAATGCAGCCCAGCCATCAGACGCAATATTGTGCGCATGAAATCGCAGGATGTTTTCCATCCCGAACGCCGTTCCGTCTATCTCGATGAGCTGAACCAGTTGGCCCGGTTCAAGTTGCTGTATGTCCTGAGTGAAGCTCATATATCGCCCATAAAAAAGGGCACCGAAGTGCCCTGTTAAGGTTTATGGCTACGGCCCGAAAGCCTGCTCGAAGGTGAAAGCAATGTCGCAGAATCCTTTCTTCGGAAAGGTGGGATTAATCGAATCAAACTTGACGCGGTAAAGATTTTTTTCACCCCATGGATTCGTCCACCAGAACGACTTTGTAACGTGCTGTTTGAGAAACGCCCGAACCTGAGACATGTCTTCAAGCTTACCGTTACAGGATAATGACCATGATTGCGCGTCGTTATTAATCCCGTTCTCAGCGATTTGCTCATAACCATCACCGAACTTTGCCTGATATACAGACTTGGTGATTTGCTCGCTGGCACCGATCCTGACACACCAGTTAAACGTATCAATTACCATGTGGCGTTATCCTTTTCTGTAGAGAAGGCCACCCGGTGACATCTCTTTTCTCAGACGATCGGTGATGGTCTGCTGGATAATTCCTGTCATTTGCGTTGCAACACCGGCTGTGCCGGCAGCCCCTGCCTGAGCCTGACCGTCACCCTGCATGATGTTTACCGGCGCATCCACCTGAATGACCGTATTGCCGTTACCGGCGGCGCGATTCACGCCAGATGAAAACAGGCGATTTCCCGGCATCTCGCCAACATAACCGCCGTTTGCATATCCGCGCATCATGTCGTAAAGATTCGCAACGCCGATGCGCTCTGTCGCTTCTTTGGTGAAGACAAATTCACCCTTGTGAACAACGCCAGCCGGGTCGTGCTTTCCGCCGCTCCCGGTGTAACCGCCATCAGCATATGCGGTATAGCTTGTCGGCATGCCCATCGCGCCCACACTGCCGGATGTCGAAGCGCCAGAGCTCGCTGCGCCTACAGCGGCACCGCCAAGGCTTCCAGCAAGTGAACCGAAAATACCGCTCACCGTGTTAACCAGCGCCATCTGCAGAGCGACTTTGGCAATCGTCTGGAGAACTGAAACACCCCAGCTTTTCCAGTCCGCTTTGCTTCCGACCAGCATGGCGGACATATTATCCATCGCGCTATCTAGCGTTGAGGTCACGCCGGATGATACCGCGCCTGAAACGTTGCTGGCGCTTTCAAGCCAGTTTTCATAGCCTTTTGAAACGCCGTTAAGCCAGTTTGACTCTGAAACGGCGATCGCCTGATATTTCTTGTCGAGCGCATCAAGGGCCTGCTGACGGGCTGCAATAGCCGCCGAACCCTTATCCGTTTTGTCGAACACCCTTTCTACCTGCTGCTGATCGTCGTAGCGGCTCCGCTGGCGATCGCTCATTCCTGCAGTGTCGGTAGTCTGCGCGGCGTCATCACGGTATTTACGGGCGGCATCGGTCAAATCCTTGAGCGCTTCGGTTTGTTCACGCTGCTTGCGCACGTTCTCTTCAGCGCGTTGCGTCCAGGTGGCAAGCTCTACAGAGTTATCCCGGATAGCTTTGCGTTGCTCTTCCGTCCACTTAGCGCCGGTCTGATGCGACGCCGCGTAGAGTTCAGATGCTTTTTCACCTTCGGTAGCGCGAACCTTCTGCACTTCAATGGCGACGCTAAGGTCGGCCATTTTACGCGCATAGTTTTCTGACTGCTGGGCTGCTGCCCGCTCCTCCTTCCCCTGCTCGCTGACAGCCTTTTTACCTTCACGCAGCGACTTGTTCAGGTCTTCCTGTTTCTGCCAGGCCTGTACGGTGTTGCTGATGTATTTCTGCCGCGCCTCGGTATATTCAGGCGTATTGGTCAGCCCGGCATCATCAGCGGAATATTCCGCCTGACGCCTGACGCGATCAGCGCCTGAGAGACCAGCCAGTTCGTTTTCACGCCCGGATTTCTGCAGCAAATCAGCCTGTTTTGACGTGAGTTGAGCCGAGGGAATACGGAAAGGTGCGTTTGCTAGATTGGTTCGGGTGGCAAGCAATTCATTGCCAAGCGAAAGCAGGCGGTTAAATTCCGTGTGCTGGCCGTTCATCATCAGCAGCGACTGATAAGCCGTGTTTTGCTGAGCGGCCTGCTCACGAATCAGTGTTACCCGACGATACTCCAGAGACTCAAGCACCTGCTGAATTGTTGCTGCCTTCTCCTGCATCTGGTTAAGTCGGGCCTGTTCGACTGCCAGTTCAGCAGTTGCCTGCTGCATGCCGGACGATACTTCCTCAACGCTCGTCAGATAGTTAATGAGAAAACCGCCGACGGAAGGGCCGGGGCTTGCCATTATCTGCTGATAACCCTTGATCTGGATTTTTAGCTTATCAACTTTCGCGGCCTGCTCATCGATCAGCCGGTTCTGCTCGTCCATTGACGTGCGGGTTTTAGACTGCGTGTCGGAAACTTCCGGCAGGCTCATACCCGGCGTGGCTTTTCTGACATCATCCAGCGT